GTGTCCTGGGCCTATCAAAAAGCCTACCCCCCTTACTACTATTGCAATTAGAGCAAAGAACTTGCAAGTTAGATGGGTTGTCATCCCCTCCATGAGTCCTTGGGACTATATGGTCCACGCTTAGGCGCTCCTCAGTGCCACACATCTGGCAACATCCATCGCGCTTGATAATCTGTTCTCTTATCCGTCTCCATTGAGCCGTACTACCTGAGCCTTTAAGACTTGACATAGATACTCTTATTACATCTATTGCATACTGCGTAGTAGATACCATTATCCGCATAGAAGTTAAATAGGTGCTTGAATAGGTAACAGTACAGTGACCTGATTAGTGCCATCCTTTAGCCTTCCAATGCTTCCATGCGTTACACGCATCTCCTGAGTATCTGTGATTAATATACTTTAATCCTAAGTGTATCTGTTCAATGGCTGTTAAGTCTTTAGCAATAGGGTTCTTTATCTGTAATAGTCCATAGGTATAACTTTTACTAGGACTTCCTAGGTTACCTATTGCCTTTGGGTTCCAAGCACTCTCTTTACCTATAAGCCTTGATAGGCATATTGCTTCTCTTTTATCTAGCGCTAAACGTACATAATCCTTTGGTTGAATGGCATCTAGTGAGCCACCATCTGCTACTGCCATTGGTATAGATAGAGATATCCCAATAACGAGGGCTACCGAGCGGGCTATCCGCGAAGCGGCCCGCTCTGAGCCTTTTAGGGCTCTAGCCTGTAGAGTACCGTAAGGTGGAAGCACATTCGCATAACCGCAGGTCAGAACGGCGTGTCTAATTGTCTGTAGAGTAGAAGCCGCTTCCTTTGAACTGGATATTAGGTACTGAGTAAATCTTTTGCATTGCGCTATGGCAGAACGCGCATGAGACTGTATGTGGTTCATGGATTGATAACTCCTTCTCGTACCGCAAGTTGGCCTCGCAGTCTTCGTTGGTACACTCGAATTCATATATTGGCATTAGCGCATGTCCTGCATGGGACGTCCTTTATTTTCCATGAGCCGCACTGGTTGCAGCGCTCAGGTTCTAATTCTACCGAATCTTTATTAATATCTCCGTAAATAGGTAGCAATAGTTGAATCAGGTCTTGAAACCGCATAAATGCTAGATACTGAGAAGCATCCTCGCCTTGACCATTCATGCGGCACACCACGGCGCTTAGTTCTTTACCTTGCGTCCTCTTCTCCACCTGCTTCAACCATGCTAGGGGCTGAAAATCGCTTCTAGCCTTGACTTCAATGTCGAACGGGACATTATGTATGTCTTTCCCGGCCCCTCGACCAACGCTTGCGCTTCTCCACCACTGCGAGAGATAGGCTGCAACCACTCGCTCGGTACGAAAGCCTCGGTCTTTCCTGCTTCGAGTCATAGGTCTACGCTATGCCTTTCCAGCAGAATTTATAACGCCACACTTACACGTCCAGGAGTGCTGGATATAGCGTGTCTTAATCTGTTGAACCGTTGGGGGTTCATTGCATCCTTGGCAGATAATTGCATAACCTAAATCCTGAAGTATCTGAGCCGATGCTCGTATGTGTGCCATTGCTTCTTCGTCTGGGAATTCTTCCCATTCGTTATCTTGATTCTGGAAGTATAATTTACCCACGTTTCACCTGTGGCTTCCATGTTCCATCCTTGGATACTTCATACCAAATAGGGTCGCATGGAACTTCTCCGCCTGGCATATCTCTAGTAATGGCTGCTTGACACTTCCAATGGCCCCACTGACCGCCCGTCTTTTTCGTCCCGGTTTTCCATATTCGAGCCCCATGTACGCAACTCTCGTCCGGCGCAGTCCCACCTAGTAATTGCTTCACCGTGTCGACTGCTGTTTCCATAGTCGCTGGGGGTGTTGCTTCCCACTGAGTCCATGGGTCGTCCTCCTTTACCACTGGAACATATTCTTTAGATGTCTGAGCCATCTTGGCCTTAACCTCTGCTACTACGTTTTGAGTCTTGGCTACTTCCTCCATGCTCTCACGCGTAGCGGTCTTAGCCGAACCTTTTAATAGGATAATGGCGCGCCCTAAAGCGCTTGTAGCAGTATCCTCGCAGTAATAGCGGGCCATATTGCGGTTATATAAATCTCTCGCGCCAAAGGCTATATTTGTTACTGCTGGGTACGAATCTGCTATATCTCGATAGATTTCTGCCCTTACTCTGATAAAGCCTTTATCTGGGTCATGGTGTTCTGTAACGATATTAGAACGGCCCATAGGGTAATTCTCGATAAACCAGCGATTAAGTGTTGCTACGTCTTCGTACTCTTCTAAATTAAACATATAGGTCGTTCTCCTCAGTTCTTAGTTGTCCTGATATAGCAAAGTATGCTGCTCCGTCGATGTAATTATCGACCTTTCCAGTCTCCATTGACCGAGCGATTTTGACCAACGCCAGACACATAGCCACTTGGTAGTCTGTAACCGGCATTTCGAGGTATGCAGACCATAAGGATGCAGTTCTGGACATGTTGTCCGTCGGGTGTCCATAGTCCAAGCCACGGTCTTGGATGATTGCCCGGGCTTCGTTGAGGTAATCACCGGCGTTCATCGCTTCGCCTGGAACTGCTCGATGCGACCTTCTACCTTGCCAGCCTCAAAGCCAATGCGGTAACCGCAATAAACTAAGGCGATTGTTGCTACGAAGATTATTAAATCTAAGTTCATTTTGTCTCCCTTTGAGCCGTATCTCGGCTACAGGAAGAACATTACAGGGGAAGTTCGACCTGGACTAGCACATTTTGATAACGAAATGGTAACAATTCTGTCTCGTCTACATGGTCGTCAATAGTGCGCTTGATGTCGTTATCTAGGTCGTCCATAGACTTTGCCCTGGACTATAAAAGTCCCGTTCTTTTCGATGTTGATAATGTCTACTTGGACGTTAGAACCCTTAACGTACATAATGGCGAAAGCCTGTTGCCAGTTAGCCGTCCCCTTTGTGTATGAGGCCTGCTTAAAGTCCATGAGATTACCAACCTCAACACCATGTAAAACACGCCCTAAACGGCCTCCAGAGGCCTCTGTGAAGGCGCTACGGCCCGCTCTGTGAGTATGTCCTGAGATAACGTTCTTCCCATGCCTACGGGCCGCTTCTAGGGCTGATAGGCCGCCTAGGTTCTTGATAGGCGTATGGTCGCCATGAACTGCAATCCAGCCTGGAGCGATAGCCATAGGGTTCTTATGGAAGGTAATACCTAATTCATCGAACTTCATAAACTTCTCGAATCGTAACTCTGGAAGGCTGAGAAACGATGGAATTTTCTTCATGATGACGTTATATAGTCTATCTGTATGGTTGCTTCGGATGCAGTCAGTAACACCCAGTTCCCAGAGTAGGTCGACGCACCGGTCACGGTCATCGCCAAGACTCTGCTCATAGGCTTGAGGGGTTCCCTCACTCCATTTAGAGATGGTCTGGAAATCAATCTCGTCACCTATCGTAACTGTCTGGTCTGGCTTAAACTTTTGTAGGAATCTTGCTATGTTTTGTGTGACCCAGACATCTTCAAAAGGTACTTGAAGGTCTGACAAAATCACTATTTTTTTCATAGGCTGTTAATCCTCGTCGTCGTCCTCATAGGGGATATTGTCGATTCGATTAGGTAAGTTGGGGATAATCCAATCAGGAAAAGATTCACGGTCTGCCAGAATCCAGAAAGCATGGGTCTCTGAGAAACCTGCTCTGCGTAAAGACTTGTAATATTCGTTAAGCGCTATAGCGTAAGCATCCAGAGCAGAGTAAGTATCTAAGTCTATGACTGGTCGTTTCCTTGCCATGGGATAAGTGTTACTTACCTAATAGGTCGATGATGGTATCGACACGCGCTTCTAATCTGCTTACTTGGTCTTTTAGGCTAGAACCTGAATTAGGCTTGAGTTCGCTTAGGTAATGCTTAATCATAAATTGGACATAAGCAGCAACGCCACCTAAAACTGTAATAATCGCAACGGCAATCGCTGCGAAGTCCTGCGCGCTCACTTCTTAGGGGTTGCGTAACCAAAGACGCCAGCGAGAACTGCCCAAAGGATAGAGCGGTAATCAGCCGCAAAATTAGAAGCCGCCCACGCGCTAAGAAATGCTCCTGCTGTGAGAACTGCTGGGTTTTTCATATTCATTTAGTTCCGCCTAACATGGGTATATTAAAGAACGAACCGTCTGTATCGCCCTTTGTAGTGAAAGAGATATGGCAATGATGGTTATGCGGGTTGCTTCCTTTATACTTTCGCCAGCGCCAGCCCATGCGAGACGATGCAATGCGTCCGTTGAATATGACGTACGAGATTCTTTTATCTCCGGCCTTGGCGCAGAGTCGAATCTGGTCAGCAATGTCTGGCATGAGGTCGGGCTTCTTTGAACCAGATACATCTCTGTCAACGTCGATAGCCCTAACCGTTGCGCTATCAGCGCTTGGTATATGGTCAGACTTACCACCTGCGAGATGGCGAGCATCTGCGACCCAGCCATCGCTGGCTCTATCTCGGTCTGGAAAACTATCGTCGAACTGCTCACGAAGTTGTTGCCCAGCCTTGCATAATTTTGGAGTCATTAAAGTGCAAGTAGGTTTTTTAAATCTTCGACTGTAAGACCTGTGCGAGCCAACTTTGCCAATAAAATTTCTTCTTCAGTTGGCTTAGGGTTTTCTGGCAAGCCTTTTCCGTCTGGCGGTGTGAATCCATAATCAGGGTCATGTGATGCTACTGCCAAATTAGCCCAGATTTCTGCTTCTTCGACTGAATCAAATTTATCTCCGTTTGGATAATCTGGCTGGAACCAAAATGGAATATCTGCTCCGTTTTGATAAATGCTAATAGCAAATGTCTCAGAATCGATTTCGTAACGCATTGTTTCTCCTTTTATTTGCAAACTGCGGTGTACCAATCACCGCTTGATGGTAGTGTAGAAGTGGACCATGATATTCCGCCGTCTGTTGAATAACCAGATGTAGCATTATTGGAGACTGGGGTAATCACAATAACGTTTGAATTGCCAGCAAGACCTTCCCATTGTCTTGTTGTTGGCGATGTTCTTCCCGTCCAAGTTACCCCATCAGGAGAAGTTTGAATTGCGTTGTTTCCAATACAAATAAATTTGTCGTTAATCCATCGCATTGAAACCATTTGAGATGATTTAACACCAGTTCTTGCCGTCCATGTTGTACCGTTTGTGCTTGTTGCAATGTTTGTTGTGTTGTAAGACATAGTTGCAAAAGTACCACCGCTACTTGCATCAATATCGAACCATGGTTGAGAAGATGGCATGACTCCGGTTTGAAGTGTCCATGAAGTTGCATCCGATGAAGTCATGGCGTTTGTTGTGCCATATAAAGGTGCAGCCCATGTCGACCCATTGTAGGCGTTATTGCGCCAATCAGAGGCACCACCTCCTGGAACTGTTCTAGAAGTCCATGTAATGCCATCGGGTGAAGTCAGACCGCGAGCCGAACCAAGTCCGCTAAACTTATTTGCTCCCCATTTCGGCCCGTATGAAAAAGCATTTGGAGCAGTTCGGCTTGTCCAAGTAATTCCATCAGTTGATGTTGCTGCTGTTGTTGTGTCTGACTGAACCACCATTACAGTGCCGTTACTTGCTCCCCCATACCAATTTTGGGAAGAAGGCATAGACCGGCTTGTCCAAGTAATTCCATCAGTTGTGGTTGCCGCAGAACTTGAGGCATATTTAACCGCAACGATTAAAGTACCTACTTTTTTTATGCTACTGGCTGTTATTCCAAGAATGGGGGACATTAGACAATGTCACCAATGACTGTAAATGTATTTGAGCCAGTGCAGATAACGGTTGCTGCTGCGTACTGAACTCTTAATTTAGGAGCAGATGCAGAAGCGCCTGTCGAAGTAATAGTTACCCCTGAACCCTGCGCCAAAGTTACCTGACCAGCACCTATAGCCTGGATATTAATTTGCTGTCCTGTTGAAAAGACTGAGGGTGGAATTGTAAGAGTAATTGCTCCAGCATTTGAAAGCGTTACCAACTTATTGGCAGCGTCGGCTGCAACTAAAGTATAGGTAGTTCCGGTTTGAGCGTTAAAAGCAAGAGTGGTTGCTGCTGTTGCATCTAGTGAGACGGTAACGCTTCCAGATGTACCTCCACCTGAAAGTCCGGTCCCAGCAACTACCGCAGTAATATCGCCTACATCATTGGTAATCCATGTATAGTCTAAATCTGTATTTGATGCCTTAGAAAGAATTTGTCCTGAAGTGCCGCCCTTGAGGTCAATAAAGGCTGTATCGATATCTTGTCCAAGTGCAGCAATGGCTGTTGCGCCATCTTTTACTAAATCTGTCGACTGAGGAATGTCCCAGCCAAAGTTGGTTGTAGTTGTTGCCATTAGGCTACGGCTCCTATCGCGTTATTCCATGTGAGGGTCGGACTTAGGGTATTCCAAGTCTCGGCTGCTGATACCTGCTCCCATTTTACAGTAACTTGGGAGAAGTTTATTGGAGAAGCGTTAAAAGTCACGCTTAGATTATTTAGGCTCGCTCTGAAGGTCCAGCCTTCGATATAACCCTGGAATGAGCCATCGTTGATATTGCCTGGCAAGTTCTGAATCCAGACTGGCTGGCCCATGAAAATATTAATTAAGGCGTCTCGGTCTGAATTGTCGATTTCAGGATTGCCTAAAACATAAGTGATTGCTTGAAATTTTGGATACGGGTAAGCCCTAAGAGCAATATAACGATTAGCCAAAGATTCTGCATCTGCTGTATTTTTAATTCTAGAACTAAAAGATTCTGCATAAACCCCATAAAGAGATTGGCTAGTGGCGTCCTGGGCCGTGTACTGATTGCTGCCAGTATTTCCATAATTTATATGGTAATAATTTCTTAAATCGCCAGACCTAGTAGTAGCAGCCAATCCAATGCCATTGGCATGGTTGGCGTCCAGAGTGGTATATCCATTAGCGGCTAAATAGTCTTGCCTATGAGTCGAGTCGGCATAACCGATATTTCCAGTAGCATCTTCATAAAGGTATCCAAAGGCCGAGTTGGCAATTTCAGCGCAAAGTGAATAAAGGTCTGTATCGCTAGAAGAACGGGCTATCATGTCATAATCGCCTGGTCGGTCAATTTCGCCTAAACCAAGATTTACCGCATTAGCCCAAGTCTCTGTAGCGTTATAAGTAGCCCAGGTCTGAGCGGCTGGGACTTCGTTCCATTGCCCTAGAAGATAGCCAGAAAGAAGTGTGTAAATTTGGTCGCCGTCAAAGTCACTTGAAAGAATTCCAGCATCAATAATCTTAGGAAGTTTTGCCAAAGCGCCCAGAGCGGTTATGTTGGCGCTGGTTGTATAGCCAATAGTTCCGGCTCGATTTACTGCAATGGTAAAATCTGAAATAGTTCCGCCGAAGATTGGAACATAAACGGCTGAAGAATTGGTTACTTCAACTGTAAGGGAAGTTCCAACAGTAAAGTTATAACTGGAGTTGTCTAAATTTATAAGTTGTAGTTGGCAATACCCCGCCACTGGTTGAGCGTAGATGTCAGTACGGCCTGAAGTAATGGCTAGATTGGCAATAGTTACGTCTGTAACTTCCTGGCTATCTACCAAGATTCTGTAAGTCGGGGTCCAGGCTGTCATGCAAAAACGAGCCCTGAACTGCCGAGAGTTCCTCGGGCTGAAGAATCATTAAGAAGGCCTACGATTTGGCGGGCTGTTGACTCAGGGTCGATGGCTCCATTTACCGTAATGTTAGTAGTTCCAGCGTTAGGATTATAATTAAGACCAGTTGAAGGATTATAACTAATCATGCCATCGGATGGCATTGAAGATGCTGGCGAAGCGCTTACAGAAGCCGTTAGAGCAGCATTTGAGAATGATGCTCCACCAGACGCTGAAGACCCAGAGAAGAAGTTTCCTACTGCGGAACCAGCGCCTTTAATGAAATCTATCATGCCCTTAATCTTGTTATAAATGCTAGTAATAAGAGAAACCATATCGGCAAACTGGTCGATAATTCCTGAAACGATTTTACCTAAAGCCTTGAACGCAAAGCCCAAAGTTTCACCGATTGCTGGCGCTAGATAGTCTTTGGCGAAGTTGTAGATAGCCTTCATGAAATTGTAAAAAGGCTGGAGTTCGTCGTTATTATCTTTAAGCGCGCCGCTAACAGAACTAAATGCAGAACGAAGGCCGTCAATTATTGGTCTGATAACTTTCATTACCGGGGATAGTTTGTCGCCGATATTGCTAGTAAAATCCTGAATAGCAGGAATTACCTTGTTAACGATAAGTTCAACCATGGGAGTAATAGCAGTGAGAATATAAGAGCCCACTGTTTCCTTACCTTCATCGAAAGCGATTTGAAGGCGAGTTAACTTGCCCTGGAAAGTGTCTGCTTTGGCTGAAGCCTGGTTTTCAAAAGTGTTAGCAAGTTGAGCGGTTATTTGGTCCATGCTCATGGTCTTGAGTTGAGCAGATGTTAAGCCAATACCTAACTTACCAAGTGATGCGGTATTGCCCTCGGCGGCCTTTGCCATGGCGTTGGTTACGGCCTCGAGTGACTTGCCACTACCGGCAGATACGTCTAGAGCAACCGCCTGAAGTTTCTGAGCCTTCTCAACGTCTCCAGTGGCTCTTGCAAGGCGCTCTAGCGATGGTCGAAGGTCTTCATCTGTAACGCCAAAAGCAAGAGAAGTCTTAGTAATGTAATTTTCAGTTGCTGCTATCTGGTCATCTGTTGCGCCGGTAACATTTTTTAGAGTAAGCGCTAATTTAGTTTGAGCGGCTGCGTCTTCGATTGCTGACTTAACGCCATCGATTGCTAACTTGCCAGCATAAGCAACTGCGGCTGCGCCTGCTGCTGCAAAGGCTAGGCCTGCCTTTTTGCCAAAATCTCCAACTTTGTCTCCAAAAGTAGAGACGTCTTTATCGGCCTTGTCTAGATTCTTAGTAAAGTTATCGACGTCGGCAAGGAGTTTAAGCGTTAACGCTCTAGTACCTGTAGCCATTAGCCCCACTCCTTTAGAATCTTATCGAATGATTCAGTCCATTTAGCCACTATCTGCGGTTGAATCTTTCGCAGAGTTGGATAGATAAACCAACCCTTAGAGCCACGGCCTTCACGGCCTGACCATACGGGGAACTGCCTAAACTTATTAGAACCGAATTCAGCGCCGCCCCAGATGTCCTTAGTGGTTGCCCCACCCGAGAACTTTTGAGAAGCGAAGCCGTAGGTAATCTCGCCTATGCGGCTTGACTTCTTGACCTTAGAGCCTTGAGCAATTCGTCCTGATACTTTGGTGTTATTACCTCTGCCGGCAGTCTGAATAACTTCAGCGCGAGCGAAGTCGGCCAAAGCGCCTGATTGACGCTTGGCCTCTTCGTTAGCCTCATCACCCATATTCTTTAAGGCCTTAAACACCATGCGGAGTTCGCTCTTATCGAAGGCGATTAATTCATCTGCCACGATTGCGCTCCTCTAGTAGTTCAACTGCTGTAAGAATATCTTCGGCACTTTGCCAGTGTTCCATTGGAATCTGAGTAATAAGTGCCAGTTCAACTAAGAGTCGGCTTACGCTTCCTCTTGGATGACTTTTGGGTCACCTTCACCTACTTCGACATCCGCGACTGACTCCATCCAGACATCTAGTGTCTTAGTTGGCTTGCCGCCTGCTTCACGCTTCATTGCTGAATGTGCTACATAAAGGATGTCCCACATGCCGCCGAACTGGGAGATAACCTTCTTAGTTGTCATCTCCCACTTGGCGTAATCAGGTGGACGAACCAGGTAAGTGGTTTCGGTTCCGTCTACATATTTAATTGTTATGTTTTGCTGCATTGTTTGCTCCCGTTTCTAGTTTTTAGGAGAATGTCTCGACGACAGTTCCGTTTGCTACCTTGAAAGTAAAGTCTACAGTCTGTGCGTCTGTTCCAGCGCCTCCTGCTGTTGGAAATTCAGGAAGAATTGGGAAGACGAACTGAGCGCCTGTAGCGGCTGTGAGTGTTACTGAAATTGTAGTATCTGGAGTTTCTGCGGCAGCCCAAAGAGCCTCACATACTGAAGAAGCCTTGCCCCAGTCAGCGAGCATTGAAAGAGCGAAAGAAGCCTCTACGTTAGTTGTCTTGTAAGCCTCACCATCGAGGGTCTGATATGTCTCGCGAAGGTTTGTCTTTGTTAGAACTGCTGAAAGTGCCTGAGCCTCGATATCTGTTCCACCTGTGAAAGATAGAGAAATATCGCGACCTGTGATTACTGTGGTTGCCATTATTTATCCTTAGTTAGTTTGTGTGTAGTAGGTAGAAACTCTGATATCTGCCACTAAAACATTAGAAGGCCCGACCTGAGTTACTGTTGGTTTTTCAACCGCTCCGACTGTGTATCCCACCGGGATAACCTTCAGAACGCTTATTACGAGTTGCTCGAGATTATCGAGCGATGCTGGGTTGCTATTATATGCAACCGCTACTGAGATAACGAGATTAATCTTTAGGTGAAGTGTCGACTTATTAATAGTCTCTAGTTCAAGATAAGGAGAGTCCGGGACTGTCACTACGAAAGGAACCATAGGTGCCTCTGGGACGTACGCGTACACGTTGCCCGCTACGCTAGCAAAAGCGTCTGCTAAAGGCTGGCGAACTGTGTCTAGGATGGTTGATGCTGGCATTACTGCACCATAGAATCAGTATCGATATATGCGCCTAAGAGTCCTGAGACGCGGTTGAAAAGGCTACGGCCTAAACGATATGGGCTTACGTTTGTAAAGTCGATACCTTCAATTTGTCCGCCTGGAGCGATACGAGACTGAAAGACTTCTACCGATACCGCTAGCACTGCTGACTCGACTGCGCTTACGCCTACATAAGTAGCAGCGCCAGAAAGGGTTGCAAGTCCTGAAGGAATAACGTTTTTTGCATCAATGTCTGCGTTAGTAATCGCGACTGTAAAGAGGTCTTCATAAGAATCTGAAATAGTAAAAGTGCCGTTAAATGGGGAGCCGCATCCTGTGATGACTACGCTCTGACCCGCCGCGAAATTGTTCTCGCCTAAGACGACATAATGGGCGATATTATCCTGAAGTTCTACGCGTGAAATTGGTGAGGTGTAAGTTACGAGCATTGGCAAAATTACTGCCTCAGCCGTATCTATTACATCTGTTAAATAAGCATCGCTATAAAGGGATGTAGAGACGCCAAGGATAGACCTTAGTTCTGCAACTGTAACGATTGAAGCCATCTCTACATCCTCTCTATTAAACGACTGGGGGAGCCACCGGGAGCAGCAGCCCCCCCATGATTAGTTATTGACTACGCGACCATCCAACGGTATGCGCCAGCGCCGAGTTTTGTAGCGACTGCGCCGTAACCGTAATATCCGACCTGGACCTGACCTGTTGAGATGAGGTTTGTCTGGAGTGATAGACGTGGTGATTCGTACCATGTGTAAGAATCTGGGTTAACGATAATCATTGTGTTATCGCCAACGCCTGAGCCTGTTGTCAACTGGCGGTCAACGCGTAGGTTGAGACCGAGGAGGTTTCCGCGAACTGCTGTTGCAGTAAGTGTTCCGCCTGCGTTCTGTGGGTTGATTGTCTGCTGGAATACTGGACGGTTTGAACCATCGACGAGTCCCATCAATGCGCCCCATTGTTCTGGAGATACGATGATGTTCTCAGCGAATCCAAGTGTTCCCTTGTAGATTGAAACTGCTGCGTCTGAAACGAAGTCAGCGATGTTTGCTGCTGAAACTGTACGGTTTCCACCGTCTGTTCCGCCTGCGATAAGAGCCGTAGAAACTGCTGCATCTGTTGCCTTTGCGTATGCGTATTCCATCTGGCGTACGAGTTCTGCAAAGAAAGCAGGTGATGAGCGGTCTAGAAGTTCTAGGCTGAATGTCTGCTGGCCAATGAACTTCTTGACATCAACAGAAACGAAAGCAGCATTTTGGTCTGTCTCGCTTGGGGTTCCGCCTTCTGACGCGATTGCGACAGTTGGTGCAACTGTAATCTTAGGAATTTCGAATGTCATGCCTGCATCTGGAAGAGTGCCGCGTGAGATTGAGTCAATAGACGGACGGTCTGCGTTTGAGATTCCGTTAATGACTTCTGTTAGTTGACGTGTTGGTACGAGACCAGCGTTATCTGTTGTGTCTGCTGCTGCTGCAACATACATGCGAGATTCTTCTGAGCCCAACTTTGCACGGACTGAATGCTCGAGATAAGAAGCCTTATCAACGATTGGGTTACGAACAGTTGTTGAAATGTAAGGTGCTGTTGCAGCCTTAACTTCAACCTTTGCAGCCTCTACCGTTTCTGCGGCAGGAGCAACTTCTGGAACGGTAGTGTCTGACACTTGTTCTCCTTCATTGGTTGATTGTGTTTCTTCCTGAGTTGTCTCAGAAACTTCATTTTCTTCTGCCGCTACTTTTGCGACCTCTGCGCCTGGAATTGCGCCATCTGTAACAAGGCTAACCTCAATTAAGTTAGATGCGCTGATAGCCATAACGCCGTTCTTGTTATCCCATGCCTGGACATCTACGCCCACTGAGAAATCGCTACGCAATCCAGTTGCGGCTTCCTCAAGTGCGTCATTGCCGGCTGTTGTCTTGGCGATACGAAATTCTGCTGTGATGCCTGTAGCGTCTTGTTCCCATGACATAAGTTTTCCGAGCGGACGAGTAGTGTCATGCTGTAGAACTAATTTAGTGTTCTTAGCCATAGTAATAGAATCTGGCTCGAACATTGTGCGTCCTGCTGAGGTGTTGCCTTCAGCGTTCCATGAAACGATACGGCCTGCGATGATTCGAGACTCTGCATCTGCTGCTGTAATAGCAACTGGCATAGTTATCTTCATGCGTTCTCCTTGTTATCGATGAGGTCTTCTTCTTCTTGAATCTGTTCAACGCTCATCGCGCCAATACGATTAAGAATTTCATATACTTGAGCGCGAGCGAGTGCATCTGAGCGCAAGAACTCGTCTAGTGAGAAGCGAATCTCTCCAGTTGACGGGCAAAAATCCGGCATAGATAAACGCTGTTCAATAGCAGCGAGGATTGGCTTCATTGAGAAATCGATAAGCGAACGTCGTTCTGAAACTGAGTTGCTATAAGTCATTGAAGTAGTTTCAGCGCTCACGAAGTATGCAGGAAGGTTGCAGGCGCGGGCTAACTCGAGCGCAACATATTGACGAGCCTCGTTCAGTTGCAATTTGGCTGGGTCTATACCTAACGCCTGCAATTCAACATCCGCGTTAAGAAACGCAGTAGATTTAGTAAGGCGAGCAGTTCTCCATGATTCAAGAAGTTTAGAAATGCGCTCTGCTGGAAGATTAGTGCCGTTAGATTTTAGAACCTGTAGCGGGACTGGCTCTTTAGCAAAAGTTTCTGCGGCTTGCTCAAGTGCATGAGCGGCGCGAATTGTGCGACCTGCTCGGTTTAGTAGTCCTTCGTCTAGTCCGTAAAATACAACTAGCGAACCTACGCCCTGAGTTGGAACTACCGAGCCGTCGACTTGATATCCAACAATTTCAGTCTGAAGATTATTTAACTTTGGTGTTACACGGTCTGGCGCAATGCGAGTCCATGCGCGAACTCTTCCCGTGTCCCCATATTGCTCGAGGACCTGGCCATACCCGACACCATGAAAGAGGAGGTCTTCCGCGAGCCAGGCGTAAATAGCAGAACCAGGAACTCGCGGGTCTGGCTGGTTAATAACCGCCGGAGTTGTCATGTGTGAACCGTTGACCTTGGAGTATTGCTCTAATGGCAATGCAGCAAGAGTCGAGCAGATGATGTTACGAGCGCGGGCAATAGTTGGAACCGCCATAGCCTGCTGGCGAGATGCAACTGACTGGGTAAATACGAAAGGATTAAATGAAGCCGTGTTATTAAACGGCGCAGGGGTAGAAGCGGCGTCGACTGTAACCTCGACTGCTGGCTTAGATGATGTAAAGATGTCCCGGATTCCCATTGGACATATTATACGCTATTGTCTAGACATTATCCTATCTGAATGTCTACTTCAGATTCACCGCGTGTCGCAAAGTGAGTAACCATTGCTGCGGCTACTGCACCGCAGACTATACCCGAAGCCTTACGGCCCATTACCCATCCACCATCTCCTCGAGTTAATTTAACGGCGCTGAGAACTTGCTTAGTTAATTCTTCCTGGTCGCCATGGGCTAGACGCATCGAAGAAACCGCCGAAACGAATTCGTCGCAAGACTGTTGGTACTCCTGGCCTGTAATTTCATGAAGGGGGATTCCGGCAGGTGCTAAACGCGCTGCAACTGCTGAAGCCGTGGACTTAGAGTAAGCAACGGCGTTAACCGGGAACTTGCGAACCCAGTAAGCAATGTCGTTAGCCATTTCCTTATCGTCTAGGTTAACCGGGTTGAACCATGTATGAAGAAGGCTGACCATAAACTTATCTTGGCTTAATCTTTGGCCAGCGACTAGCGAAGCATGCTTACGGTCCGGGCTAAGGTCGATAGCCATCCAGGTGTCCTTCTCGACATCCAACTGAGGTAAATCTTCGACCTTGCACTTCTTCCACTCGGCTTCTGAGATAACTGGGTTAATCATGGATACGAATTGGCAAAGAATTTCCGTCCTGAAGATATCCTCACGGTCTGAAAGGCTGTCCTTGATATTATCTTCATGGACTGTATGACCTAAACTTGGGTTGCTCTGATACCACGCCTCTTTGTCAGTGATATCTGCCCCCGGTTCAGCACTCCACTCGAACCAGCCGATAGAATCGTCTGCACCTTCAGCCGCAGCCATGCCGCGCTCGCGGAACTTATGAAGTAGCACTGAGTTAGCGTGGCCTGCGTTTGAGTAGACGTAAGCCTGCGGGTTAGGGTTGGACATCTGAGTAAATCGCATAGAAGACCAGACGTCCTCAGTATCGAACTCTCGCAATTCGTCAATGTGGATTACATCGGGAGCAGCAATACCTCGAGCAGCCGAGTTACCGGCTCTGATTAGATATCGAGCCTTATTCTTGAACCGAATCTCCTGGGAACCCTTGGACTCGTACTTCTTAGCAAAGTTATCTAGCAGTAATTGAGAACCATCGATAATCTCAGAGACTTTATAGAAGATTTCGCTAGAGGTAGTCAACTTATGGGCCGTTGCCAGGTGCATTTTCTCGTCTAGAACGTAGATTCCAAAGAGGATTCTTAGCGCCATAAAGGTAGATTTACCCTGCTGGCGAGGAAGCATAATCCCAATTAGAGGATGTAACCAACGGCCATCGGCCTTATATCGTAAGCAGTCTCGGGCCAGTTGCTGTTGCCAAGGTAGCAATGGGAAGCCGATATCTTGGCAGAACTGAATCATTTCATCGCCCCGAGTAGGTAAATCGCTAGGCTTAGAGCGGATTCTAGGGGTTTGTGAGCCATAACGAGGTTCTGTTACCCCTACCTCAGCCGTTGTAAGCCCATCTGAGCCGTTTTGAGCCGTCATGACTGTTCCTGGTCCTGTTCGAGCCGATAGTGGCTTATTGAGGCGTTTTCGGGGTAAAAAGAAGCAGGAAGGGTCGTGTCCCAAGCCGCCGTGCCGCCTACCCAGTACCGATC